TAGTTATTAAACTTTCTGCACTTGAATCATCATCAGGTGCTTTGAAATAATTTGCATCAGAACTTGCAACTGATCTTTGAGTATTATCAGCTATATCGCCATCAAATGTAACTTCATTATCATTAACAAAAATTTTAGTAATATCCTCTATTTCGCCCTCAGATAAAATAATAGCCATATATAAAAATTCATTATCAGTTCCAGAAGTTTCGAGAAAAACTACATTCCCACCTACTTTTCTTGTTCCATAAACTACAGGAATATGTGAATTTGCACTTAATTTATTTACTAATACACCTTTTGCATTTTGATCTGCTATGTTATCTGAAAAATCCGGAATATCTGGAATAGGATTTAACCAACCTATTATATCTTCAACTAAATCAAAAGCTACATCAACTATATCTGTTACAATATCTATAGCTTTATCAACAATTTTTTTCGCTGCTTTAAATGGATTAAATTTACCCATTACATTAACCTCCAGTTGCTACCCATGTTTTCAAATCCAAGTTTTTCAAACACAGGATCAATATCAAGTTTAGTAGTTGTTGATAAAACTATTGGAATATTTTCAGAAACTTTTTTGACCATATCTATTAATTGTTTCAATAATTTGTAGTTTCTAAATTCTGGTTGAACATAAATCATTTCTATTTCCATAATGTTTTGTTTACTAAACCAATATTCAGTTTTATGGTAAATTAAACAACCTACCATCCGATCTTCGTCTAAATTTTTTATACAAATAATTTTACCTACTTTTAAAAAAGTAATTAAATAAAAATTTACTTTTGCATCGTCAAGATCAGGAAAATTACAGTGTGTCAAATGTGTTTCTTTCCAATCATGTATTAAATTATTAAGTTCTGGTATATCTTTTTTGTCTGCTTGATATAAATGAATACTTGTCATTCTCTACCCCAACGTATATCTCTAACAGTCAATGCCGCAAACTCCATACCTTTATCCCCACTAAAAAATCTTTGTTGAGAGTTATCGGTTGTTACTCTACCACTTACTTTGCTAAAATTACCCCAATGTGAAGTAACACTCAGTACAAGGTTTGCAGTAGTAGTGTTATCGCCTATTTTGTATTCGTCTATTGTGCCATAAAATAATAAAAAAGGATCACTAATTAAAGCATTGTTAGTATCTAAAAATCCTCTGTAAATATAAACATCGTCATTTATAATATTTTCATTTAACGCAATAGATACATAAGTTTGATCTACAGCTGATAAACTAAGTGATAAAGTATTTTTTGTAGGTTTATTAGTTTCACTTACACCTGAAATACCACGAAGATGTCCATTTGATAAATAAGTTCTTGAAGTGCCAGAAACACTTGAAGTTATATCAAAACTTGCGTTTGTTAAATATACAGGAGTTCCAAATCCAATTTCAATCAATAGAACAGGATCAATAATTCCTGTTGCTAGTTGTGTTTTTACCGAACTCGATAATCCTCTTGCCATTATAAACTTTCAATAACATCAAACTCATATCGGAATAATAAATTTCCGTCTTTATCATTTTGAGTTGTTTCAAACTCTTGAATATCACTCTGCAAGTGTACAGTAAAAGGCACTGAATCGTATGTGACTGAACTATTGTTAGTCAAAGCAGTTCGTAATGGTGGCTCAATAGTTACAGTCGCCGCATTTGAAGAGGAAGTTACATCTGCTACCACCATATATACTTTGTCATGTGCAAATTTTATAAGATCGCCAGCTTTTAATCTTCCAGCACCATCACTAGCAAAACCATCAATGGCAATAGTAGTATCAGCCGAAGAGTGTGCACCATTCACTAACAAAGTGCCTGTTTCATTACCTTGTGCATTAAAATAACTTGGTAATGTGATTGTAAAATTTTCTTTCTGCGATCTTTGTTTTATTATAAATGCCATGATCGGTGCAAACTCCGACCTTTTCATAGGAGGATATGAAACTGTAAAACTAAACCTTTGTCCTTGAACTTGCCTCCTAAATGTTTTGCCACTATCAGTTTCACTAAATAAAGTTTTTTGATTATTTTTAAAATTTAATGCTGTAAAATTTGTATTTGGTAATGCTCCACTCATATTAAATTACTGCCATTTTTCCTTTTTCATTTACTGCTGAATTAATAATATTTACTAAAACACCTCTACTGTTTACTAATAATTCATTGAATCCTCTAGCGTCAACAGTATTGATATTAAAGTTTACTGTGACAGGCTTTCCTCCCATACTTAATTGATTATTAGGAATAACAGTTCCAGCTTGATCTGGTACAAACAGTTCAGGACCAGCTTCCCCAACTATCGCAGGCTGACCAACTGCTGGACGACCACCTTTTTCAAATCCTCTAATTTTATTTACCATTCCCATACCAAAAGCTAAGGCTCCACCAACTGCGGCGATATTAAATGGAAAAGGAATTGATGCAAAAGTTCTTAATGCACCTTCATAAACACTAATTAATGCTTTTTTAATTGCGTCCATTTTAAACATGGCAGTAGCTTTTTTCATTGCTGAACTTACTGCGGCACCTACTAAAGCATTTACTATTTGTTTGATAATTACTCTAGCTAAATCTTCTATTTGTAATTTTCCTGTCATTACAAAATTTGTAAGAGCATCAGTAACATTCTTAAATGCGTTTTTACCTACTTGCTCAAAGTTTTTAGTTACATCAGAGGCATTTTTCATAGCTTCTTCAAATCCCTCTCTAAAACCCTCGTATGCTTTTTGTAACATACCAACTTCATCTCGTTCTTTTTTTAACTGATCTTGAGCTTCTATTTGTCTTAATTTTCTCAAATGAGCAAACTTGGCTAATTCTGCATCTGCTCTTTTTTCTTGTTCCATTAATTCATCAACTTGTTTTAAATAGTCGATCATGGATTGTTCCATGTGTCCTGTACCTATGATTACAGTATCTAAAGCACCTCGTAATTTTGAAATATCTATATCTTCAGCATTGAAAAATTTTTCAATCATTGCCGCAGTGCTTTCGGTTACTGCTCCAAAATCAATTAAATCTAATCCTAGTTTTTCTAAACCAACATTTATTGCATTTTTAATATCATCAAATAATGATCCGATAGCTATCACTAATAATTTTGTTTTACTTCCTAACATTAAGAAACCTATAATACCCATAGCTCTCATTTCAGGAGGAAGCATATTTATAAAACCAAATATATTTTTTACCGAATCAACAAAGAAATCAAATATAGGTCGCATCATGTCAAGGACTCTTGCAGTTCCAAGCATAATTTTTCTTAATGCAGTTACTAATGCCTCACTAAATGATTCTGCTGCTTTTTCTAATGAGCCAAAGTTTTTTTGTAAAATATTTTCTACTGCTATTAAATTAGATTTAAGGAAGTCAAATGCACCAGCTTCCATAGTTGCTTTTTTAAATAAGAATATTTTATCGCCGATCATTGATAAAACACCATCAAATGTTTTTGCTAAATCATCTGTTGCTTTACCGAACCTACCTCCCGGACCAAAGACTCTTTCAAATGCTTCTGCTGTTTCTTCTGCTGTAACAGTAGCACCAGCTTTAAAACCTAATAAATCTCTAACACCTCTTTCTCTAAATAAATCTGCCGCACTAATACCAGCTGATAATGATCTTTGTATTTGTTCTGAAGCAGTTCTAAAATCTAATCCTGTTACTGCCGCAACATTACCTGTTATTTCTAAAATGTTTGATAATTCGTTCGCATCTTTTGAAACGACTGCAAGTACTCCAGCACCTTGTTGTATTTCATTTAGTGAGAATGGCACACGACTTGCAAATTTTGCCATAACGTCAAATGCTTTTGCACCCTCATCAACAGTGCCAAATAAAAATTTTAGTCTAACTTGTAATCTTTCAATATCTCTTGCAGTATTAATAAATGATCTTGCAACTATTCCACCACCTAAAGCAGCGAAAGCAACTTTTAAATTAAATACAGAATTTTTAAGATTGTTAACTCCCTTCGTGGCAGTTTGCATTGCCATACGAGTTTTATCTTTAGCGATAATATCTATATTTACTTTTTTTGTAGCCATTTATCTTTTCATCTTTGCAATTCGTTCTTGTCTATCTCGTTCTTCATTTTGAAGATTAAAATATGCTAACCACATATTAAACTCAACGACCGACATTTGCAAGATTTCTGAAACTGTTTTGTGCAGTTTCTCGCCTAAAGCAAATATATTATGGAGTTCTACGTTATTTTTTAGTTTTTTTTTGCTTCAATGATATTGGTATCTTGTGATCCCATTATCTTTGTTGCTACGTCAGCAATTACATTTGTATCTGCTTTTGTTTTGAATGATAAAATATGAGAGGCATCAAACATTTTAGTTCCATCTTTTGTTAATGCCTTTTCAATAATTACATCTATCAAAACTATCAAATCAGTAGTTGTAGCACCTTTAAATATCTTTGCCTTTTCAGACATATTAAAAGGTTTGCAGTGTATTGCTTTATCGCCGACTAAACCCCATTCAGGAACTTCAATTACTTTTGTTTCTTGTGTATTAAAATGATCTCTAATACCTTCAAAATAATCTATTTTTTCATCAGCCATAAATTAAAATTATACTGTGCCGATAGTTAGACCACCATTGCCTTGAACAGTAACAGTTCTTGTAGTTACTCCATCAAGTGTTACACCAACTGACATTCCTGTAACGATACCTGTACCAGATAATTTTTGTTCACCTGATCCAGAACCCTCTGGCATAAATTCAAAACTTAAACTTGAGCCTTGAACTAATGTACCTTGAGCAGTATCATCATCATCAAAATTCATATCAATAGATGCTGTAAATGTTCCTCTACCAACTACATACGATTTCATAGAACTACCTAATGCAGTATCTTCTACAACGTCGTGTGTTGTATCAACAGTAAATCCAGTTGCTTTACCAATATTAGTTCCACCAACATGAACTACTGCGTCCTTACCATGATGTGTTGCCATATTTTACTCCTTTGTCTTTTTAATTTCTTTTATAATCTTTTCAGTTTCCTTTGCAACTGAAATATTTTTTTTGCCATCTTCAACACGATAACCTAATTTAGTATAGTGATCAACAAAATCAACTGAAACCGTAATCTTGCTATCGCCTTTTACCATATTTACATCTTTTGCCATTATGCAGTCCCCCTTGTAAATTCATACATCACACGCACTGTTATTCTTACACCACCATAAGGGTATATTTGTCCCTCATCAGAACTTGCAGAAATAATTTGTGTATCTAATGCATTTCCATTTCTTGTTATATCATTATCGAGAGTTTCTTCAACAACTTCAATAATTTGATTTCTTACTGTATCAATATTTGAATCTGTACCCTTACCGAATGCTACAATAAGAAAATCAATAGTACCCATATAAGTTCCAGAGCCTGTTGCACCTATAGAAGCTGGTTCTCTAGTTTCTTCGCCAGATTGTATAAATGCGGCTGGGAACTGTGCATCTGATAATTCCTCAACTTCAAATGGTTCTCTTGTTAATTTTTTAAACTCAATAGGACTTGTCACTGCATCAAGTTTTGTAATTATATCGTTAGCAATGTTTTCCCTTTTACTCATAATCCTACCGCACTAAAATAAAATTTTGCAAACTCGTTTTTTAATTTTTCTTCCTCATCATTACCGATTGAAAAAAAAGGTCTAACTGTTTTTCTTTTTCCTACTCCAAAAAAATCATGTTGTGCCGCAATCTTTTCTCTTTCTTTATTTGAAAAAAATAATGTATTCGTAGTTCCTCTTTGTTTAAAATCTAAACTTCTAAACATTTTTCCTGAATCTGTTAAATCTACAAATCCTGTTTGTCGCCCTCTATCTTCTCTAGCTTTTTTTGTAGATTTTGCATACGGCAACATTTTGCCACCATCAGGCAAACTACCAGATTGAGTTCTTTTAGTGATCATTAATACTGCCATGTTTGAAACTCTATTCAAACTTTTTTGAGTAGCAGATAATTGTTTTCTAGTTATGCCTTTTAAAAAATTTCTTACTTGTAATGTGTTAGCTTTTATTTTTAGTTCCATTACCTTACCAATCGTAAGCTATGTAATGGTTCCTTTTCACTATCAGATACCGTACCCCCACCATCTTCGTCGTATTCTACCCCGTCCCTAAGTATAGCTTGGAACTCTTCTTCGTATCTGTCCCTATAAAAATCTATTTGAACTTGAAAAGTATCTTTGCCCTCGCCAGTGTCAGGGTCTCTCCATTTAGTAAGTTGAG